CTTCAGGGCGGGCATGACGAGCATTTGCTTCGGTTCGACCATAATCGGATAACCGGAGACCGGATCCGTCATGTTCACGAAGAGTTGCTCAAGCGTGTTCACTGAAGTCCAATCGGAGAGACTATAGCCTGTTAACTTGTTTATCCACGAACCGGTCGTGAGGTAAGTATTCAGGCTGTTGCCGTTCCAGTTGTGGTTGTTGGTGATACCGAGAACGACCTGAAGGATTTTGTACTCCTTTGTCACGGCCAGCATGGTGCCAACCGAACGGGCGGAATCCAGAATCTGCGAGGTAAGGTCGCTGAAAATAGCCTCCATGGTCACGGAGCAAATGCGACCGTGCTTCTCGATGCCCGGGTAGTTGATGAACTGACCGGCGAAACTGGTCTGCGGATAAGGCTCCGCTTCCTCCAGCTTCTCGCCGAGATCACGCACATCGGACAGGTACGGCACCTTCTGGGTACCGAGGTTACCGTTGGTCACGGGGATATTAGTGGCCAACTGGTCTCCCAGAAGGGATGCCAGTTCGTACTTCTCACGAATCTCGTTCACGAGTAGTTGACCAGTAATCGCCGTGAACAGCGAGGCAGACACGCCATCCGAGGCCTCTGCGACCCGATTAGTCACGTTGCGTTGGAGGACATCGCTCCAACCCTCACCGATGAACGCCTCCGCCATACGGCGGATGGAGAAGTCTCCCACGCTGATCTTCCGTTCAGCGATGGCATCCTTCAGCGTGTTGACGGTAGCCGCCACGCCGCTCGACTCGCAAACCCTCTTCAGCTTATGCTCAATAGCCATGTGTGTGATCTCCTTGAAGCTTGTCTTGTTTGGTTACTTCGAATAAGGCGTAACTGTGGAGAGCAGTCGAACCTTGATTCTGGTTGGGGTGACCGGGTTCTCCACCACGACGCCAATGGCCCGCACTGCGGTAGGCACCTTTGTGAGGAGCTGATTCTGTAGGGCGTTACCAGAAGCCTTTGCTGGGCCGACAAAGGTTCCCGGCGATACTGGTGCCGCATTGTCGTAATCGAACTCGTACACGCCAGTCGTGTTCACACGAATTGCGTAGTCGGTTGAGTTACCGAAAATGCGGTTGGCATTGGCTGTTCGCTGCTGGCCGGACACGCCGAGGAAACTTGCGACAAAGTTCGTCTGCGTTGTGGCGATGTCGGTCGTCCACTGGAAGGCGGACGCTGGCTGAATGGGCGGTATTGCGCCTGCCCCGGAGCTGTCAAGCTGGGCGATCAAGTCACCCACCTCAATGGCGTTGGCCAGTCCGTTGAACCCGGTTATTACCGGATTGGTGTCGCCGTAAAGATACTGAACAATAGCCATATTAACCTCCAGTTGGATTAGGAACGAAGGGCCTTCACAAGGGAATCAACGGTAAGTTCGCCACCCGTGGCAACCGCACTGATGGGATTCTCTCCACGGAAGATCACACGACGACGATCCTCGATGAGAGTTTTCCAATTCTTCTTTTCGCTGTCGGCAAGCACGCCGACGAACGATTCGGTCACGGCGTAGGTCGGGAGGACATCGCAAGCTTTCCGTGCCTCACGAACCAGTTGCTCACGTTTGTCTCGAAGGCGATAAGTCTCCACCTCCTCGATTAGCCTGCGCATTGCCGGGTTCTTGCGGAGCCGAACGGACTCGGTCACGGGTTCTTCTTTCTTGTCATCCTCGTCCTTCGGAGTGTCCTCGGCTTCACCCAGAGGCAGCTCGCCACCCTCCTCGTCCCCACTGGAAGCGAGGGAGATAAGCTCCTGAATGGCCGCAATCTTTGCGGCATCATCCATCGTGCTATCGGAGAGAATTGCAGATAGTTCTTCTGTACCCATATCGGACTCCTTTGCCATTGACTCAGAGAAAATGTAAACCTCACCCTTCTCACCATCCCACTCACCGACACCTCGGCCGTTTTTGTCGAGGGCGGTCGCAATGTCCTTGTCGCCGTCAATCTTCACGGCACCCGCAGACTTCACCGCAGTTCTCCACCCGCCGTAGGTGTTCATGAACTTCACCTTGTGATTCGGCATTGCCTCAGCCTTCATGGTTTTCTCTTCGCCCTTGAGTTTTTTATTTCGGTAACTGCCCTCCCAGACATCTCGCAATACGGCAGCAAACTTCTCCGAGGCGGAGGTTATACCTGACGCAATGTCGTTTAATTGCGAGAACAACCTCGGTTCAACGGTGTCCTTGAAGACCGTATTTTGTTTCTTAAGTGTCGCTGCCACACGCCGTAGGGTTCCGAGATTCTCCTCCAGAGCTTCCACCCATGCGGCATCAATCTGGGTGCCACCGATTTTATATCCCTCAGTGCGAGTCTTTGTGCCCATACGGCTCTCCAGTCGTTTTGCAATCTCGTCAAAGAAATCCGCCTCGGAGACGCTATTGGTCTTACTGGCCTTACTGGGCTTGTCCACACTCTCCATTAAGCCCTTCGTGGTCGCCGGATTGGCAACGAGGTCAACCGACTCAACCTTTGCGATGTCCGTCACTTCCTCAACTCCTTCCGGTGTCCACTTTGATTTCACCTGTGCCATGTGCGACAGCCCAACGGCCTTCTGGTCGTTCTCGGCCCACCACTCAAGGCTCTTAGCATCCTTGTGATGGGGATTATAAACCAGATCACCGTACACGCCATCCGCCTCGCAACGCACATTCACCACACGACCAATGCGGTCGCTGTAACTGCGACCTTCGTCGCCCAGCTTGTGGTTGATGTTCACAAGCGCACCTTCGTACAGTTTGTAACACCTCTCCAAAACAGAGATGGGATAGACACGACCGTTCAAAGACTCCGTGCCAATCACCTTCACGCCACGAATCACGTTCGACCCCTCGGCCTTATCTTCTGTGACGGTTCGGGTAGTCTGGGATGGCATGCTAGCCTCGGCTGTCTGGGAGCTTTTTATCGTCGCATCCATTGAAGACCTCCACGAGATAATCCTTCACTATCTTAACCATGTGGCCCGGCTTCACATGTGCGATACCCATCCGATTGCACGCTGTTTCGGGTGTTTCGCCCTCGTTCACGAGCATGCGAACGAACTCGGCGATGGTCGGGTGGAACCCGTTCACATATATCCAGAAGTCGGAGACGGACAGCTGGTCGCTTTCCCTCCCGGGCATGGAGAGTAGTTGTCCGGGTTCTATCCGTTTCGTCTCCGGGTTGATGGAGCGGTTGATCTCGCCCCATACCCACGCACGCAGGTAGACCCACGGGATCCGTTCACCCAGCTTATCGGCATCTATCCTTCGCAAGCCTTCCAGCAACCCGACCCAGCCGGTTTGAATTAAGTCTTCGATAGATCCACGATTGCGGTACATCCCGTAGAACCTCCTTGCCATAGCCGTGATCATCGGGGCATACTGGAGGATTTCCGCATCACAAACCGAGAGCTGGTGGAGCCTTTTCACTCGGGGCTGTGGCACCCCTTTCCGGCGTGGTGGAGGTTGCTGATAGCCCATTCGGTTTGATCTCCGCAAATATCGTTTCGAGTAGCGTCTGCGGCACGGACGGAAACGCCGCACGGGCAATTGCCTTCGCCGACGACACGGGCAACGCACCCGCACTCGCCTGCACGGCCAGATCCACGAGACTACCGATCTGGGCACCGTTGAGTGCGGTGTCCTGAACCTGTTCGGTGCCACCGTCGTTCACCCCGGTACTCACGCCGTCCTGAGAACCGGCCTGTGGCTCTCGGCTAGCCGCTTCCTCCTTGAACTTCTGGATGTTTCGCTGTTCTTCCTCGAAGTTCTTGCCGGACTCAACGGTCACGGTTTGCGGTGACCACACGCCCATATCAAGATAAGTCTTCGCTGTATTGGCCTCACGGTCGTAGTCACGGGAGATGAGCCCCGGCCCCTTTGCCCGGATGGTAATGCGATCCATCACATCCCCGGGAAGTAGACCGATGTCCACGGCGTGGGCGATCTGCATCCACAAGATAGACCTCTCTGGTCGTGTGCGCCTTTCGCCAATGGCCTGCCCGAGGAGACGTTGCATGCGTTCGAATGTCTTCACCGCAGGGGCCTCGGCCACAAGTGCGCTGGCGTAATTATTGTTGCTTGCGTCGGTGGACATCATGGTCTCGGTGATACCGAACCGGGCAGCTATGGCACGCAGGTTTGCGGACAATGTCTCCACAAGGTCTGCCGCACCGATGTTCATGGCCGGGAAGTCGTACTCGACATTGCCGGACGAGGTGAGGATAGTGCCGTATCCCATGTGGCTGATATTCGTGCGGTACCCGGATGCCGGGTCTTGCACCGTGTAGTCTGTCGCCTTGCGGTTGAATTCTTCCACAGCCTCGGGAGGTGAGTCGTTCAGTTTGCGGATGACCGCAATCTTGCTGCGGGCCTTTGCCACGGCGATCATCGACTGAAGCACATCCTCCGCACTACGAAGATTACTCTCCACGGCGTAGACGGTTGGCAGACCCCGCTTTGAATTACTCTCCACATTAGCTCGTACATGGATGATCTGCTCTGCTGGCACCCGGGTCGGTGTCGTGGTCTCCCACGGTTTCTCTACCACCCAGTAGGCCAACCGGTCGTGCAGGTCTTCACCACGGCACAGTACACCGAACGAGTTATCGGGCGTGTTGTCGTCGTTGGGGCTGCGAACCAGTTCAGGCTCCACGAAACGGACACGCAGTAAACCGTCCCCGCCACGGAACAGTCTCCAGAAGAACTCCCCGTCAGCGTGGTAACGCTGCACGGCCTCGGACTCGATCTCGCTCATGCGGTTGTGTTCACAGCACAGGTCAATGAGGTCTTGCACCTTCTGAATCAACTTCGGGTCTGTGTTGTCCTGTCGTGCCTGTGCCGTATAGGTGAACCCTGTACCGACCACATAGTTGCGATGTGCGTTAATGGCTGCGATAGCGAACTCATTATTTCGGCACACGAACCGTGAACGGTCACGCAGCTGCTTGAGTTGCCACCAGTTGATGTAGAGTGGCAATAGCTCGCCGGACAGTCGATTATCACGGCGTGAGAGGTACTGTGTACCGTACCCACCATCCATGAACCCGTACGGGCCGACCTCGGCGAACAGGTCGTCGCCACTGGTTGGGAACCCGGGCAGACCGCCGTAAAGGTTCATTGACTCGGAGATAATCTTAGGGCCAACTGCGACCTTGCTGTTCATGCTCGCCTCCGTTCGTTCGCTGTGCGAACTCACCACTCACTACACACGTCCCGTAATCTGCTCGGTAAACCCGCCGTCCGAACGGATAAGGCACGAAAGGTTGAATGCGTCCGCAAGATCGGGCGATGCCTTTAAACGGCGTTTCGTCATCGCCTTCGCCTCAACCATCCTCCGCTGGAGGCTATCCAGCGTGAAAATGGGTTGGCGCAATTCTAGCATCAATCCCTGCTTGATGTCATCTGGTAGCGGAGCAATTGAGATTTGCTCGGAGTCCGCCAGCTCACTGGCGTTGAACCACAACTCACTGCGGAGGTTATTATAATCTCCCTCCCACCTAGACTTCAGACTGCTGTTCACCTCGACGAAATTGTACCGCGTGGCACCACCGCCACGCATGTCCACCAGCCCTGCACCCAGACCGGCTGCGTCAATCAATACCGGTATCTGTGTTGCCTGCTGGCCGTTTTGGCTATAGGTCTGACACAACTCCTTCAATCGCTCGGCGGTCATGTTCAGGCTCCAACCACGGTGGGATTCCATATAAATAACCGCCATGCCCTTGCGAACGCATATCGCCGTCCTGTCGTCGCCGAACCGTGCCGGGTCGCAACCGATCTGCACCAACCACTCCGGGTGAACCTGCACAGGCTTCTGGAGGTTCTCAAGAGCCCGATCAGACCATACCGATGCCACCGAGCGGCTGGGCCAACGCCCCAGAACCTGCACCTCGAATAGCGGGCTCTCTGGGAGCCAGTATTGCCCCTCCCATTGAAAGGCGTTCGGCGGGACATCCTCCCCGGGGCCGATCCTTCTGCACTCCTCATGCACACGAGAATGCACCGTGGCACGGGTCACCGCCCCGGGTACCATCTCCATGCCACTCTGCACGTTAGGGTGTTCGAGTGCCGAGATCTCCAGAACGGTATGGGTCGCTCGTTGCTCTTCAATGTAGGCGGGACAACTGATGTCGTACGGGTTGTAGATGGCTAGAAAGAAGTGCCCACGCCTACCCGGCTCCACCATCGTTTTGGCACGATCCCAGTACATCACATCCACGCCAGCTGCCTCATCGAACACGATCATCATCTCGGACATGTGCCGCCCCTGAAAGGCATCGCCCTTAGAAGCGGTCATACCGTGGATGAAATGGTCTGGTGAGGACTCCAGTCGTGTGGCCTTCGGGAGCCAGTTCGGGTCGTCGTGCTTGACCCGTCGAAGCTCCCTGAAGAGGAGGTCTTTCACTTGATAGTGAACAGGTGCCGTGGCCATGCAGATGCCCGGGTTGAACCGGTCGTAGAACCATGCGGTCGCAACGGCGGCGACGAATGTCTTGCCCACCGAGTGCGCCGCACGGACTAGCACCGAATAAGGCGGCTGATTAAGAGCGTACAAGATACGCTCCTGCTGCGGGGTCAACCGCAAGCCACGAGAATGGGCATACTCAACTGGACAATTCGGGATAACCGATCCGGTCTTGTGTGAAACGAGTCGGCGGAGTTCCCGGGCTTCTTCCAGTAGCGCTTGCAAGTTCAAGGCGAATGCTCTCCATTTCTCGGCGGATATCCTCCACCTCAAACCGCTCAGAGTAGCCTCTACGGCGACCCTGCGTCTTCAGTAGAAAACACACTGCCCACGCATCACCACGCTGCACGGCCTCAATCAACTTGAGTTCGCCGAAATCAACCACACGATTACGCTCGTCCTCAATGACGCTCCGCACCTCGGGCCTCTTGTTCGCCCGGTTGAAAATGGTCAACGGAGTACAGCCGAGAACCTGCGAAGCAAGGTAAACCAGTCCCCGAGTCTTATGCAGAGCCGCTATTATGGAAGCGTCCGTAAACTTCGCCGCACGCCCTCTCCTCGGTACCCATGTACCGTCCGGTAGCCTACGCATAGTACCGTCAAATTGACTCCTTTCC